TCATACATTCAATTCGAAGCGGATTCCTTTTTCACCAGATAAGAGGCGGTGTGTGTTTTCTATATTATTTTCATAGACATGGACATTGCCGAAAGTCAGTGTGATGGATTTTAACGGCAACTCTATCTGGCGTGCTATTGAGTAAAGATGATAGATGTCAGCCGGCAAGCCCAGATTGGCATCTGAACTGCGCTGGTAGGCAGAAATGACCAATTCACCGTCTTCTATTTGGAATTGTACAAGGCTTAGGCAGGGTGCCTGGTTGCTTTCAACCCCAGTTTCACCAAGGAAAAGCACATAGTTTTTACTGTTTCGCTTTTCCCGGTTGATCCTATCAATAAGTGGGGGAAGTCTTTCAAGGTAGGTCGGATAACTGTTGACTAATGTTTTTCCGCAATAGTCCCACCATGTTATCCCTGCTTCGCGGTATCTGTCCACGTTTCGTTCGCCTCGTGTGAACAGTTCCAGCTCGCTCTTTAATTTTTTGCGTGCCAAGTTGTGCCCTTCGAAAATCTCCAGCAGGTCAGCCGGTGTCAAGTCTAAGCGTTCGTTTAAAAGATAACGGATGTTCCCTTTCCGGTTAGTCTGTGTCTTTCCGGAACATACTATTTTTTCTAAAATGCAATGGTATTTGTTCTTTCCGTTCATTTTAATCAATATTTAAATGTTTATTAAATGAGTAATGGGGGTCATACTGTATGCGTATACAACATCATGTCGGTGTAAAACGCATTATAATTCATGCGTGCGTTAAAGGTGGCAATAGCGGCATTTTGGAATGGATTGCCCATACCAGGATGTTTCCCCATCCAATCGCAAAGCTCAAGTATCTGGGACTTGTTTGATGTGAAGTAAATAAAAGGATGAGCTTGCAGGATAGCCAGTACGTCCAAATAATCCGCCAGCTTCCAATTCATTGTATAAGTACCTACATCTGTGCTCAAGTAAGGCGGATCCACAAGAAATACAGTATTCGGAATCTCTTTATACCGGTTGAATACATCCTTATAATCCTCATGTGTAACAGTCAGTCCATCCAAATAATCACCCGCCTGCTGATACCCTGACTTTCGGATATTATTATAAAGTGATTCCTTTTTCAGTCCTTCAAGGCTCGTCTTGTATTTCATGGAGAATAACAACGATGAGGATAGGGTGATATAGTCCACATAACCCCATATCTTTTCTTCTTTCTCGATACGCCCGTATATTTTCATTTGGACTTCCTTTGGAATTAGTTTGTTCCTTGGCAGTCCAGCCGCTATTTGCCTGAAATCAGACAACAACTGGTTGGTTCTTGGTATGTTTTTCAAACGCTTGCAATAATTGTCATAGTCGTTATAAATAACTGTGGCATCAGGTTTTTCACGTTTGGTGATATGGGACAACAATCCCGATCCTCCAAATAAATCCACATAGACCGCATCATCCGGATATTGCTTCAGAATCTTCTTGAATTCCGATGCAAACATTCTTTTCTGCCCCACAAAAGGTAACGGAGCCGATAAATATTCTTTCATATAACTTTGCTGTTTGTTCATGTTGTACAAAGCTACTTGTTATGCCACACACCAGCCAAATAAAAATGGGAAATCATACTGCATCCAATATGCACTCTTTTTTAAAGCGTTTAAATACTTCATAAATTGTACGTTCACTAATAGAATATTTTTCAGCTAAATAAGCGATACAATATGTAGTTTTTTCTCCTTGGCTTTTCATCAATTTAAATTCCGAATAAAGGTCTAAATATCGAATATCGTTCAATTTAGCACCCATTCTTATAAGCATTTCCAATGGTTTCTTATTAAATTCAAGTGCTTCAAATAGTGTCATATCCAATCATTTTTATTATTTTTGCAATGCCAATCATTTTTAACGATAAAACCCAAGTGGCGCGGCAGAGGGTATTTGCCCCCGGCTGCGCGCCGCTTGGGTGTGTCGTTAATAAATGATTGGCGTCTTATATTAACAGGCCGGGGGCTTTTTCTTTCTCCCCCAACCATTCTTTATTTGGCTTTCCGAATAAATTTTATCCACTCGAAATACCCTGAGTTCTCAAGGTAGGTCTCATCGTCCTCCCCTGCGTTGGCTTCCCGCTCGAAGCTGATGTTCCGGTAGGCTTCCGTACCGTAGAAGCACAGCTTCACGAGCCATTCCAGTACATAGAGGATGTAGAACATCCCGAACGAAAGGGCGAACCACCATGCGGATATGCCTGCAAGCAAAACCAGCACCCATATTACGGTACCGCTTGCCAGCATACACTCACACCACTGCCTTGCGTGCGTGCATTCGTGGTTGCGCACTCTTTGCGGCATCTCCTCTTTACCTTTATACTTCGTGCAGACCCATGCCGCAATAGTTATCGTGCTGTACCCCTTGAACAGCAAATTGTTGGCTATCCAACTGTTGTAACGTATCTTCTTCATGACTTTATCCGATTAGCTAATTAGACAACAAATGAAACAAAACCCCAATCCCCGTCGCGGCGAACACCAGTGCGCATCCGGCAAGGGTGAACCAGAAGTCTTTCCAGTCAAACTCCTTGTCGATGATATACTCCTTGAAGAACTCGAACATCATCACGGCGATAGTCCCGGCAAGAGGGGAAACCGCCGCACGCCACAAGTTCCCAGCTCTAATCATTTCCGCATCTTGCAGAATCATCACTAAAGTAATACACGCACACAGCAAGCCGCCCACGCCTAAATGGGCAAGCTTGTCAATCCCGATTTTTTCTATTAACTCATTCATAATCAATAATATCTAAAGTATTTTTTCAAAAACCATATTCTTTCTTTATACCATTTCAATAAATCGTACAATGGGTAGTTAGTATAGCTACCCGTATATCCCCATTTTTCAGTATTAGATTCATATATAGAATACGGAACATTTTTTGCTTCATCTTCAACTAATAAACAAAATGTTTGATAGGTAAATACCCCATTGTCATATAGATATTTAAACATATCGCATAGTTGTTCAGTAAACATAAATATGAATTTAGTAATCCAAGCAGGAGTAGTTCCTCCGTTAAAGTAATTTCTAAAAACATCTTCATAAGGTACTGCATTCTTTAGATTGTTGTTATAAAATCCAAATGTATTATCTCCGTCATAGGGGAAAACATAAAATGTATTTCCTCCGTCGTACGTAATGAGTTGCATATTATTACTAAGAGCATCCCATCCATAAACAACTTGTGCTAATACTAAGTACATAATCCAGTTCTTAATATCAATATGATTAGATGCGTTTGATGCAAAATCTGTATATGAAGAACTTGTGAGAAAATCTAACCATTCCTGAAATTTAGCCTTTATATTTTCCGGAACTTCATCATGTATTACAGGGTCCCAATATTCAGCATTACTCCAAAGAACATTTGGATTGTTTGCATAATCCGCATTTGGTTCAAATGCAAAATGTAGAGGATTGTATTCGTCAATAAGAAGATTCTTTTTGTCTTTTGCAAGCCCAAAATGATAAAGTCCGTGAAATTCTCCATTAATATGCAGTTCACATGGAAATAAGTCACATATTGCTCTTGCACCTGTGGGGTATTTTGTAAAGTTACTGAATGGGTATCTTTTCATTACATTAGGTTCTGAACAATACATAAGGTGCGCCATGTGGTACATCAATACCTCTCTCATTTGAGACATATCCAAATAATAAGCCTTTAAGTTATATTTTTTAGTTTCTGTCCAATTCCCGAATTTGTAATTATTGTCAAATTTTATGCGAAAGTTTTTCTTAGGATACGCCATCGTGCTTGAGCCTTGATATTCTATTGTTGCATTAGAATCCTGTACTATTACGCTTCCATTACAACTCATCTTAACAGATGCATTGTGCTCAGTCTTATCGTTAGGCCACATTGACAAATCATCCGTAGTCACTTCTACGACAGCATACCCGATTGGGTTATCGTATTTAATGACTTTGTTTCGTGAACTTGTATTGTTCTTTCTTTTTTCTCCTTTAATAAAGGACATTACATCGTCAATATGATATTGCCTTCTAAAATTAAATAGTATATGGGTGCATCCGCTGGGAATATCATCATCGGAAATATACCCGCAAATCATATTCGTATCATACGTATGGCATGTAATAAATTCGTCTATCTTATCATTACAGTTATTACTTTTAAGGAATAATACTACAGGACAAGTGGCGCCTATATTATCATCTTTAACATCCATCATTAACTTAAATGAAATGTTCATCCAGTTGTTTGCAGGTATTATTATATGAGCATAATTAGTCAAATCTGTATCTTTAATGCTCCCGTCATAATATACAGCTCCGGGTATATTGGTATATATTTTCTTCAAATCAGGGAATTTTGATTTGTTGAAATTTTCATTTGAAAGCAACAATCTGTTCTTTAATATATATACAAATGGTTCTTGCCTTGAAGAAGCACAAATTATACAATAATTAGCATTAACTGGCATATCATTTTTGGATATGAATTTATATGCAACAGTTTCCTCTAATGCTATACTCTGCTCTTTCATAATGCTTGAATAATTTTTTTGGGTAAAATAAGCAAGCAAAATATATCCCGGTGTATTCAATGTTAATATTTCTATACCGATAAGTGAATCATCTATTGGAATAAAATTAGATGTTATTCCAACTCCAATAGTATCTTGAACTATTTCACCTGTTTCTTTAATAAATGACCTACCATAAAAAAAATCTTCAAAAGCATTCAATCTTAATATATCATTATCAAAATTTAGTTTGTCTATAATACACTCTCCTAATATACTTGTCTTTTTATAAGCCATTATCTTAGGTGTATATTTAATATTAACACCACTTATATTGCATACAACTGACACATATTTTGCCCTGTCTATATATTCAGATGTGTTTATGGTATATTTTTTGATTGCGTGTGTATCATCGAATTTGACAGACAAATTTTGTATGCAGGTATAAAATGAATTGTCTGAATAAAAAGCCAACATTATAAATCCAGCGTCTCCGTTAGATTCAATATCTATTTTATCATATTCTTCAAGAGGAATTAACCCGGAAGCATAGGAAGCAGTGCCTTGTACAATATGCCCCTCATTATCAATATATGAATATTCTCCATTTTCCGAATAAAGATTTACACAATTATCAGAAATGCCTTCTTTTGAATTATACATGGAATAATAGTTTTCTCCATCATAGAACACATCGAGCACCTCGCCTGCTTCCCATGTGTTATCCGCGGATGCTACCTCTCCATTGTAGTACAAAGGCTTTGCCCCGGTGTTATTCACGTTCAAAGTCGGGGATGCAGCCGTGTTGTAGTTTATCATTTTGACTATCAGACGGCAGTTTGTCGAAAGCGCGAAGCCAGCCTGCGTGACGGTCTTTGCAACTGTGCCTGCCGCTGCCGTACAGGTAACATATCCGGAATTGCTGATGATTCCGGATATCTTTTCGTCCAGGCTTCCGCTTCCGTCACTCATCCCCACGCATGCGCTGCTGGTTACAGGGTATGCCTTGTTCCCCGAATTGTCTTTTAATTGAACTTTCTTTGCCATAATTATATTGAAATTTCGTTTACGTTGCCCAAATCGTCATATCCCAAATAGTCCGAAAGCGGCACTTCCGCATTGCCTCCGGTCGTTCCTGTATTGACCCACGAAGAGCCGTTCCACCGGTACACTGGGGCTGGCAGGGTGCTGCCTACCAGAATCAGCTGCCCGACGTACTTGTTCGTGATTGCCGAGTTCGCCTCCGATGTGCTCGAAAACAGGGGCATCTTGACCGATGTGGTCTGTTTCAGTCCCTCTATGGCGGTGCTGACGTTGGCAAAGTTCGTGTTTATCGTGCTTGCCGCCTCCTGCCAGTCCGTGTCTGTCTTTATCTGTGATACGTTTGCCATAATTATGCGCCCGGTTGTACCGGTTCTTTTTTACTAACTTTTAAGAATCCGTTTTCGTCTACATATACAGTTCCTGCCAGACCTTCTGTCTCATTCCAGTTCGATCCGGTTATAAGTACCTTTTTCCCTCCTGTAGTATAATCTTGCGACATTGACAATGAGAATAATTCCGAACCGCCGGACAAGAACCGGATTTGGTCTGGGAGTAATATCGCTCCGTAATTGCTGATATTATTGACCATTGTAATGCTTCTGCCCAATATCCTTGTAGAGAACCATGCCGTGTCTCCTTCGTATTCGGTAATCATCAGCCCGGCTGTCATCCTGCCGTCATCGTTTGAAAACGATATGTTGACGGCTGTCCTGCCGTCTTCGTCCAGCATTTTCAGGCTTCCGTCTTCCGGGTCTATCACAATCCGTTGCCCGTTCAGCGAAGTCTCGAACTTCCCCCGGAACTCGCCGCCCTCCGCATACACTGTGCCCCGGAACACTCCTCCCAGGGCATAGATGTATCCGCGCAGGAAGATGTCTCCCCCGTGTGTCGCCACGAACTTGGCGAGCGACTTCCATTCCTCGTCGGACGGGTTTTCGCCGCCGATTATCTTGCGTACCGTGGCGATTGCCTGCTCGAACGTGCCGCCTGCCCAGAACGCCACGTCCGTATCCTCGTTGTAGATGCCCGATATGCCGGCATTGACTTTCTCCATCACCCCGTCCGTCCACTTGCCCAGCTGCATCATGGAAGTGAGGACAAGACCTCCTATTACGTCCGTACTTCCGTTCATCGCGTCTTTCAAGTACCAATATTGCTTAAACATATCAGCCACTTCATTCGTGTCTTTCCTTGAAGGGCACCAGTCTGTGGGTATCGTGCCCCTTTCAAGCTTTATTTCGCAGACATCTGCACTTCCTGCCATAGCGAATACGCTTCCCGAACTGTATTCGAATTTATGTGAATAGACTGAATACGAAGAACTTAAGCTGTCTGTCCATGTATTGCTTCCAATACTTACAGTTACTGAGCTTCCCTTTGCCTTGTAAGAGATTACATATCTCTCACCCTCTATAAGAGATACTGACTGGCTGATGCTTCCTATCGAGCATGAATATCCGCTTTCCGAAGATTCATCCTCATTTACCGTCCCTGCTCCCGACCAGTTCTCAAGCCTGTTGGAATACATGTAAGTCCTTTTGTTCAACGGCGTTGAAGCAGATAGTACTTTGGGGTCATAATTACCTGTGAAACCTGTATTGAGCAAGAGATTCTCGGCCCCTACACTTACGGAGGAGACGAGCTTGTCAGCATATTCCTTTGCCGCATTGGCTATCGACACAAGCAAATCCTCACGGCTCTTGTAGAAAGAAGACTGCGAAGTCGCGAACGTTTCCTTTATTGTGATGTTTTCCGGGGTGTCTTGCGAATGGTATTCAAGCTCTTGCTTGTATTCCGTCCATGCGGAAGTATATGCTGATGTATCTATGCCGTACTTCTGTGCATTCTGTATGTTCGTGTCGTATTCGCTTTGCAGATTTTCAAGTTCCTGTTTTAAGGAGAGTTTTTCGGTCGGGGATATAACCCCGTCTTCCGCCCACTGGTCTAAGCGGTTGTTTGCGCTTTCAGCATCCGCCTGTGCATTGTCAGCCGCATCCTGTGCGTTGTCGGCTGCATTTTGGGCTGCGCTTGCCGCGTCAGAAACGTCCTTTATCACACCGCTTAGACCTTCCAAGTTCTCCCATCCGGTAGAGCCGGAAGACATGCTTACTTTGCCCTTTACTTCCACGCCGTTCTCTTGGTCGTATTTCATGAAAGTGTTTCCTTCCCTGTCTCCCACATAAGAATCTCCGTAGGTTACAGTCTTGAAACGTCCTGTGGAAAGGTCGTAATAGTCTTCCTTCACAGCTTTCCCTGTAAGGCTGTAAGAATCAATCCCCTGGTAGTAACGTATGGATGGAGAACCGTCACCGTAAGCAGATATGATGATAGCAGACTGCCTTGATTTGTTTGTCCGGTTTCCTATCCCTACAATTTCGTCACCAGCTTGCGGAACGGTGGAACCGGTGTCACAGTCCGTTTTTGACAAATCCACATAATCATCTCCTACGGAGGTCACAAGCCTCCAATAGTACGCCTGTCCTGTCTCAAGGTTGAATGTCTGCCTTCTTGCCTGGTCTCCTTCCTCGAACTGGTTTAAGACAGTCCTTTCCCCGTCAGTTTTTTCAAAATAACATCTGTAGGCAGAATCGGTTTCTTCCACTTTTGAAACCTTCATATTTGACGGAGAAACAACAATCATACCTCCAACACTCTTAGCCTCTTGTATAAGAAGTTCGATGAACGTTGCTATTTTCCTGATTGTCAGGTAGTCAAATTCAGCATGGCTGTTCCCGTCTTCATCTATCGTAACTGCTCCTCCGGTTCCCAATAACCCTTGCGTGAACACTCCGAACTCCGCACCGCCCAGCAATTTGAGAAGGTATCGCGTACTGTCCGCTTTGTCCTTGCGCAAGAACGTCGCCAACGCCTTCAGTGCCGAAAACACGTTGTAGTCGCTGGGTGTCTTGTTGTCGCCGGTCTTGATGATGTCTATCAGTGTCTGCTGCTCCTGCTTGGTCAGGATGTAGTGCAGGTCGCTCAGCTGGTTGTCCACCGAGGTTTTCCAGCCCGTGCCTATCTGGTCGGTGCAGGTGACGGTTGCCTGGCTGAGGTCGTTCAGCTTGCGCACGCACTTCACGATGCGGGTGTCCTTGTAGCCCGCCGCGAAGTATTCATCAGAGAGCAGGCGCACGTTCTGCCCGATGGCGATGGAAGTGCCGTTGCGTTCGATGTAGTTGCGGTCGGTGGTGCCGTTGTATTTCTTGGTGTCGAAGCTGTAGGTGTCGAGGAAGTCGTCCACCGCCTCGGCGTATGCCTGTTCGGCTGCCGTGACGTATTCTTGTGGCAGCGAGAAGTTCCACGGGATGTACGTGTCGCCTACGTTCGGGACGATGGAGCCTCCGGGGATCTGTGCCGTTTCGTCGGGATAGACGTTGATGATTTCCCATTCCGAAGTGTCCTCGTGCCACGCAGCCTCGAACGAGCCGTCCTCGCCGTTTCCGCGTCCGGCAAGGTCGCCCGTCTGGAAGGCGAGCATGAAAGTAAGGTCGGGAATCTGGTAGTCCATGGGGTTGAACTCCATGCCGCTGTCCTTGAAGTAGTACACCGTGTATTTCCGCCCCTCCTCGTTCTCTTTCTCCTCGGTGCGCACGGAAGAGATTGTGCCTGTATACTTCGGATAAATGCCGGCAAAGGCGGCTTCCTCGTAGGCTTCCTTTACGCCGTAGAGTTCCGTGTTCTTGTCCACGTAGGCGGCGCCGGAGGGAAGCTGGAGGCGTGCGTGCCCGTATTTGCTGGCATCGATGTTGCGGGTAGAGCCGAGGGGGAACAGGCGGGTAAAGAACTTCACATCGCCGTTGTCTTCCTGGCTCAGCTGGGTCAGCCCTTGCAGGTAGCCTAATTCCACCGTCTCGCCCCTCGATGCCTTGCAGAGGTTTATCACGAAGCCGTCCGCCCACATCTCGGTTTCGAACGCGGCGGCGATGCCGGAAGAGCCGAAAGCGGCGTTCCAGCACGAGAGGTTGTTATAGTCAATGGTCTTGTTCCCGCCCGTGATGACCGTTCCGATGCTCCAGAGCGCGCTGCCCGCAATGCGGTTCATGTTGTCTACCCACAGCTGCAGGTGCTCGCGCGGACCACCGTCATACGAAAACTCCGAGCGGATGTCGCCGTCGGCGGTATAGAGCATCAGGGCGTCTTCCGCGTCGTGGATGGGGGCGTACAGCTTCACCTGGTACTGGTAGGTATGCGTGTTCTTCTGCGCAGGCCGGTAAGGCGAGCGGATTTTATACTTTACGCCTGATACCTCGGTGTAGTCGTTCACGTCCAGCGGCACGAACGCCGTATGGGTGAACGATGCCGACACGCTGCATTCGCCCATAACCTCTTCGGCCAGCGTCGAGGAGGAGCCTGGCGAAGCGGTGAGCTTCAGGTTTCCGTCTTTTCCGTATATCTTCAGTTCCATCTTTCTTTAAAGGTCATTTAATGGGTTTTTAAATAGGAGTTAAAGGAGTTTCACACCTCCGGCTGCGGTTCGAGGAACTTCACCGAAAACAGCACACCGTATAGCGAGCCGTCTTGGCTGTCGTACCACTCCGGTTCGGCGGGCATGTCCTGGTATATCAGGTTGTACGTGCGGTAGTTCTTTACCGCCATAGCCAATTTCCCCGAAACGAGCAGGGCGGCAACCTGCTTGTAGCGTTGCAGCCTCACGGCGGCGGACTGTGCCGAAAGCCAGAACTGCAGTGTGCGCTCGATGCTGGAAAGCTTCACGTCCGGGTTGTCCGGCAGTTCTACGCCGTTGTGCTCGCGGAAGTCCACCGTAGTGATTTCCTTCGCCTTGGGCATCCGCAGCAGGGCGTCCATGTTCACGTGCCCGCCCCGCTCCGTCTCGGCGAGGAAGCAGTGGTGCTGCGTCCAAAGGTCCGTTCCGTTTATCGTCAAGTATCCTGTCAGGTCCATATCCTATTGCACTTTTATTCCGTTTACCTTTATCTCTTCCATCAGTTCGTGTATCAGCACAATGTGTGCCGTATGCGTGGCTATGGTCGCCAGCGTCTCGTTGCTCAGCTGGTTGGAGGCACGCAGGTCCGCCACGCTCTTGTCGATGTTTATCAGGTGCGTCTGCATCGACCGCCCGATGCCCTCGAACCGGCTGATGCTGTCCTGGCTCATCGTGGTCAGCGCGCCGGTGGTGGGAGACTGGCTGCTGCCGGAGGTCTCCGACTCCCAGCCGAAAGCATCCGCCATTTCGTCGCGCTGCTTCATCAGGTCCTGTACGATTTGCATGTATTCGTTACGCAGCTGCTCCGCCTCCTTGTCCGTTATTCGGTTGTCCGATTCCGCCGCCTGGCTCCATTGCTTGTACAGGTCTTGTATACGCTGCTTGTACTCGCTTGATACCAGCCCGGCTATGATAGACTCGCGTAACCGGTCTTCGAAAGAACCGCACATATCCTCCCAAGTCACCGACATGTCCGATACCTGACTGATGAAATCATTGTAGAAGCTGTCTGCCGACATTCCCGTCAGTGCCTCGTCCAGCATACCGATGATTTCCGATGCCTCGTCCTTTGCCTCGACCAGTTGTTCAAGGTATTGCCGTATGTTTCCGTTAATGCCGTTCCACAGTTCCGGCAGCTTGCTCATGATTTCATAAAGCTCATCGCCTGAAAGCGTGTACAAGTCCTGCACCGCCTGTATGTTCTTTCCCAGAAGGCTGCTTATCTGTGCGAACCCTCCCGCGCCTATCGCTTCGTTCGACCGGTGGGCATACGAGTGCTTGAACATTCCGCTTCCGGCTTTTCCAGCCGCTTCTGCAAGCTGTCGGTAATTCTCCATCTGCTTGTTCAGCGAATACATTGCTTCGTTCGCCGAATCGATAGACGCGAATCCTCCTCCGAAAGTGATCATCTCCTTTTCCTTGCTGAGTATCTTGTCGTATATCTCGTTCATCGCCTCCAGGGATTCTTTCAACTTTTCGTATCTCTCCGTGCTGTCCGAGCCCAGTCCGAACAGGCTTCCTATTATCTGCCCGACGCCTTTCAGCGTGCCTGTGATACCGGTAAGGATCGAGAACGGCTTGGTAAAGTCGATGCTTTCCAGCGAGGATGTTATTGTTCCGAGTCCCTGCAGCACTCCCTGTATGGATTCCGGCACAGACACTCCCAAGGAAGTGAGCATGTCCAGCAGGTCGTTCCCCGCGTTCACCACCTGCTGTCCTTTCTTCCCGATGGAGTTTGCTGCCTGTGACAGCGATTTCTGCGCATCGTTCCGTTTGTCCTGTGCGTTCCGCAGCCTTTCTTCCGCTTCGGCTTGCGTGATGAGCTTGGCGGTAAGCTTTCCTGTCGCCTCGTCATATTCCTCTATGACGGCAAATCCTGTACGTTGCGTGTCCTGAAGAAGCTGTTCCGCTTCCCTCACTTCTTCCGTTGCCGTCCGGTAGTCCTCATATCCTTGCTTCAACGCCTCGAACGGAGAGCGGTCCGCCAGTTGTTCGTCGATGGCCTGGAATGCGTCCATCACTTCCGCGAACGATTCCGGGCTTATGTCATCCCCGATGCCCTCCAGGTATGCTTTCAGCTTCTCCCGTAAGGATTCCAGCGTGTCGGTGGAAATCCGGTCGAGGTCGCCGAATATTTTCTCCCAATCGATTGTTTCCTTGAAACGGTCGAAATCAAGATTTGCCGTTTCCTTTTTATATTCTTGTGCCAACGCCTGTTTCTCGCCGTCGGTCTGTGCTTTCGCTATCTTCCTTGCATAGTCCTGCGCAATGGCAAGGCGTTTTTCGGCATAGGTGCCGTACTGCTTGTTGTAGTCGATGAGGTCTTGCGCCGCCTGCTTGTTGTAGTCCTTGTCAATCTGCTGAAGCTGTAGGTTCAGCTTCTCCCGTGCCGTGACGCGCATCCGGTCGGCTTCCTCGTTTACGCTGTCATACTGCGCTTGCGGGATGACGCTGCCTTCCGCCTTTGCCTTATCCATCTCCGCCACTGTATCCTTCTGTTGCTTCTCGATGGCGGCAAGGACCTCCTCGTATTCCTGCTTAGCCAATGCACGGCGGCGGTCGAAGCCTTCCTGCTGTATCTGTATGCGCAGGCGTTCGGTCTCCTGCTCGGCACGGAGGCGGGCTTCGGCAAGGCGGGAAGCGTAGTCTTTTTCTCCGGACGGTGTGTTCCCGCTTCCTGTGGGTGTACCTCCCGATGTGCCTTTCGGGTCGAATACCAAGTCGGACACGTTGATGTCTTTTTCCAGTTCCTTCGATACCTTGTTGGCTTGGTAAATGGCTTTCCGGTATCCGGCTATTTCCTTTTCGATTTTTCTGACCTGTGTTTCGGCCTTTATGACTGCGTTTTCTGAAGCGAGCTTTGCGGTGGCTGTGCCGAATCCTTCTTCCTCCTGCTTCTTAAAGAACAAACGGACTTCCTTCAGCTTGTTTTCTGCCTCGCTAAGCCGGGTGTATGCCTCGTTTATCTTCTGTTCGTTTTCTAATACCTTGCCTTGCTGTTCCACGATGCTGTTGCGTGCAGCCTGTGCCCTTGCCGATGCCATGATGGATTCCGTCAGGCGCATATACGAGTCGGCTGCCTTGCCTGTCAGTATTTCCTCGTCGGTCAGGTTCTTGAAATAGTCGGGGTATTCCTTCTTCAGTTCCCTTACTGCGTCGGTCCGTTCTTTCATCCCGCCTGCTGCATCGGTGGCGGCATCATACAGCAGCTTCAGCGTCACAGCCTCCGTCTGCGCATGCTGTTGCTGGGCGAGCATCTCCTTGTTATAGTCTTCCTGTGCCTTTTTCAGTCCGTCGAAAGCCTTTTTCCCGTTGAACAGCCCTTTCACCCAGTTTGCGATGTCTTTCCCGAACATGATGCCCACCGATATGGCGGCAATCAGTGCCGTCTGCCATGACCAGCATGCGCCGAGCAGCTGCCTCCATACCGGCACAGCCTTCTTCCCCGAAGCGTTCAGCAGTTCGTTCTGCTTGCGCACGTCGGCGATGGCATCCGCCAGCATCGGGAGGTTGTTCGATATAGCGAGGATGAACATCTGCGGGCCCATTGCCAGCGAAGGCAGTTCCCTTGCCACCTGGCTGAACTGCATCCGCAGGTTGTTGGTCTTGCGCTCCACGGCTTCGGTGTCGATGTCGATTTTCGTTGCGCCCGCTGCTGCCTGTTCCTTCTGCAGTTCCTTCAGTCCGGCTTTCAGCCCGTTTATCTGCCCGGTGAGCGCCTGTACGTTGGCGGCTTCAGTTGTGTACGACTGTCCCGTTTTCTTGGCTGCGTTCAGTTGGTTGAGTTGTTCGGTGCGTACCTGTTCCAGGGCAGCGATGAGCCGGCGGGTCTGGCTCTCCACACCCTCCACGTTCTTGCCTACCGACTGCAACCCGGCTTTGGTAAGGTCTCTCATGAATATTTCCAGTTCTACAGGTACGGCCATTTTTCTTTCAGTTAATAGTTAATAATGAATAGTGAATAATTAACTCTTTACCGCGTATCGGGTGAAGTACTCCAGCGGGTTCATGCCTTTGGGGGCTTGTGTTTCCCCTTCCGGCGGCGTTCCGACCCGTTTCTTCTCCCTTTCTTCCATTTCCTTTATCCGCTGCATGAGCGACGGCTGCTGCGGCTTCACGTAATGGGGCATGTCCGCCATCATCAGTTGCAGCGTCACCACGTTCACACGGTCGAGGATGTAGTCCACGCTCCAGCCGGTTTCGGTGGCTATCTGGCCTATCACGCCGAAGAGGCTATGCGAAGGTTCGGTGTGTCCCTTCTTTAACTCCTCGTCTCGCTTTCTCTTTCGTTCCGGCTCACTAAGGGCTGCATCTTGTTCATCACTGCAGCCAATGTGATAATAATCCCGAAAGACGTGACGGCGGTCTCGCTGAGCAGCAGCTTCCATGCATCCATGAGGGCGACGGGATGCATCGTTTCCCTGAGCAGCCACGCTAACGGGCGGTTCAGCAGCCGTCCCGTGACCGGACCGCGGAGGATGCCCGCAGCCACGATGCGGCTCACCGCCTTGCCGTGTTCCGCTATAAAGCGCACCTTTTCGGTGAAACCGTACCCCTCGTATTCTTCGGGAGTGACCCCGATGGAGAGGTATGCCCGGCTCGCCCGGATGAAGCTGCGCGTAGTGGGTATCTTCATCGTGAGGCGGAAGGGCTTGCGGCGGAGCACGGTGTGCAGGGGCAGGCTGATGCCGCTGTCCATCAGCGCGACCGCCCCTAACATCTGTATCTCGTTCGCTTCCATCATTATTCTCCTGCACTATCCGCCGTTCCGTCTGCCGTGTCCGGTTCCACGCCGGGAGGATAGATCCGGTATCTGCGTTCCTTTCCGTCCGTAGGTTTCAGCATGTCCACGCGGATGCCGAATCCTAACACGTTCTGCATGTTCATGCCGTTCTGGAAAGTAGTCTTCGACAGGCGTGCGTTGAAGACGCGGAACGAGTGGCCCGAGTGCATCTTGATTGTAAGTACACCGGTGACGATGAACGATGCCGGCGGTGTGTAGCTTCCGTCCGATTCCGCCTTGCCTCCGAAGATGTCCTCCAGGTTCTTTGCCTTCAGTTGGATCAGGTTGAGGGTGAAGGCTTCGCTGCCCGGATTCTGAAGGATAGTCTCCACCGCTCCGTCGAGCACCTGTGCCGCAAAGATTTCCAGGAATTGCGGCTCGGTACCGGCTGGTTGCAGCCCGTTCTCGTCTATCCATCCAAGGGTCTTCTCTTCTGAACTGGCGGCGGAACTCTTGAAAGTTATTTCCGCAACGCCGTACATGATTCCGTTTGATGTGTCTGCCATAATTAAATTGAAAATTGAGAATTAAAAGTTGAAAATTAGTTTTCTTTCCGTTTGATGATCACGGTCGCCGCCACCGCGATGAGCAGTGCCGGCAGTACGCACCACCAGCGGGACGGTTCCTGTTTCTCCGTTTCCTCTTCACGGGTTTCGTCACGGGTGCGGGCGGAGGTCTCTTCCCTGCGGCAGGTCACCCTGCGCCCGATGCTGTCGGCTTCCGCCGTGACGCTGACCCCGCCTTCGCCGTCCGCCGTGAGGCTGAGGTTCATGCCGTCCGTCCGCACTGCCAGCCCGAAGCCTTCAGGAAGGCTCCGCAGCTGTGTCCATTGTGCCGCACTCACCTTCAGCCCCGCCGTCCGCTTCGGGACCGGCTCGTAGACCGTTCGCTCGGTTACGCTCGCACTGAGGCTGTCCGAGCGGACGGCTGTTAGGCTGCTGTACCTTTTGCTGGCGCAGGAAGATGACAGCAGGGCAGCGGTCAACATACCTGCAAGCATAGCACTTGCGTATCGCCGTCTCATGGTTGATGATCTTTTCATTCAGTTTCCTTATTTGTCGTGATAAATCCAGTGTCGTCGTGCTGAGGTCGTCATACAGGGTCTTGTACGTGTCCTCGCGTTCCTTCTTGTTGCGGGCGTTGAACGTGCGGCGTGATGCCAGCCACGTAACCAGCCCGGACAGGAATCCGGACGGCAATGCCCACATCAGTATGTCCAATATCGTCATAGCCCGCTCCTTATTACAATAATTCCCACCCTGCCCGGATGTCCGCCGTCTGTGCCGGTATGCCGTTCTCCACTTCGCTGATGGCTGCCGCAAAGGCGGTCATCGTGTCGCGGTCGTCCGTGTCCGGCTCGTAGGTGGAAGGCACCTGCATCTTCTGGCATACAGCCGTGATGTAGGCGGCGGTGTTGTTCTCGTGTTCGGGCGCCCAGCGCCGGATGAAGTCGGCGACGGTGCGGCACCCGTGTTTCTGACGGTAGGTCTGCAGCGTGCGTATCAGGGCGCGGTAGCCGTGCGCCATGTCGGTGAACTGGCAGAACTGCCCGTCGGTCTGTTCGGGGCGCAGCCCCTTCCACTTGTCACCCGACAGGCGGATGTTTCCGGGGTTGCAGTTGCGTATGCCTCTTGGTTGTGCCATGGCTGTTCCTCCTTACTTATCATGCTGTTTCTTCTTCCTCTTCTTCTCCGCCGCCTCCCTGTGTGCCTTTAGCGGCCTCACGGCGCACCTGTGCCCAATTCTTGTCGGAAGCAGCCGAGGCGTCTGAAGTCTGCGACGTGCTTCCGTCGTAACTGTAGATGGCTCCGATGGCTTCCATCTTCTTGGGCAATACGATATAGTAGTGGCGGAAGTTCACCTCGTTCTGCTGATAATCGGGATTTGTAACAGCATCCCGGTAATACATCTTCGTGCTTCCTTGCGCACGGAACACGCGCTTCGTGTAGAAGCAGAAAGACGCCTGGAAGTCAGTTTCTGTCGGGGTGGCGTTCACTGCAAGCTTCACGCCGTTCTTGTTGAAGTAGGGGCAGTTCTCAAACTCGTATACCTCAAACCCGTACATGTTGGCTATCTTACCCGATGTGTAGTTGTAATACTGGTCACGGAACTTCTGGTCGTCTTCCAACAGGTCGTTCACATGGTCACTGCAGAGCACCAGGCGCCTGCCGGATGCCGGTATCTGCAGCGCGTCCAGCTTGCGCTTTAAGGCGATGATATCCTTACGGGTACATTTCTTGCGCCCTCCGTCCGTTTCTCCTGATGTAGGGGCTACCGGGGTCTTCTCCGTGTTGCTGTACGGTGCCAGTGCATGTGCCGCCTTTTTCAGCTTGCCGATGGTGATAGCCTCTCCATGGCGCTCGATCACGCTGCCCATCTTGTCATAGGAGATGGCGAACAGCTCGTCATCCGACACGGGTGTCTTCTTGGTCTGGAACTTGTCGAGCCCCAAGGCGATATCCCCGTCTTCCAAGGTCTGTGCGGCAATAGGATATGTCGTGTTATTGATCAGCACGTCGGGATCGCCGCCCACGTCTACCAGATGCACCACCTCGTTTTTTACAGCCGCCGAATAGTCGGATACGCCGTCCAGCCACGAGGCGGTCAGACCGCCGCGCAAGCGCTTGACCAGTTCACCTGTCCATACTTCAGTATAGACACCTTCCAAAGCAGCCCCTTCGGGCAGGAACTTGCCTAACGCCATCGGCAGGACAATTCCGACAACCGCACCGAAAGGTGCGGCATGCGGCACTCCGAGCAAGGCCAGGATAACAATGCTCATCAGCACATTCAATAATGTGCCGGTCGTGAATTTTACGATTTCCTTTCTCATTTTTCCAGTTTTTAATCAATGTTCAACAATCATTTAAGTTCCGGACATTCGATGCCGTATTCTGCCTTATACAGGTGTTGGTACAGTTGCCGGTCGGTCTCACGTATCAATTTCAGTTCTTCGGCGGGCACCTCACTCAGTTTTTTCCAACCGCCGATGTTACTGTCCTTCCGGACATTCCCGCCGCCCAATAAGACAGACGGTCTTACAGCCGCATGCATGGCGTCAAAGGTCAGTTTCAGGCTTTCCATGCCGATTTTTTTCCCCAGCTCGATGAAGTGGGCTTTCCGTACCGCGTCGATTTTACCTGCAGCAACCGCTTCGTCCACTGCCGAGGCGATTCCGCTCAGGCGGAGCGTGTCGAGTTCCTTCCGCAAGTCTTCCTTTTCCGTGCGCAATGTGGCGTTCGCATTCTTGTAGCCCAACAGCAGGTTGATTTCCCGCTGCACTTCTGCCAACGTGGCGGAATCCGCCAGTCCCAGCATCAGGGCGATGGTTCTCAGTTGTTCGTTCATGCTTGTTCGATTTTTAAGATTTATGGATTCTTTTGTATTTGCTTCCAGCAAAGGCAAGGCGTCGCAGTCTTTCCCGGTTGCCAGCGTAAGCCGTTTTCCTCCGCGGCTCAGCACGATGGCGTCATCATTGCCTCCGATATCCACCATGCTCACCTCCACCAGCTTCGCCCTCGTGACGGTGGGGCGCGTCTGTCCCGGTTTCATCTGCGCGGGGTCATCGCTGGTTTCTATGATGTCGAAGGCGGCGGAAGACATACGCAGGGTCCCTTTCTCATATTGTGCCTTTGCCACACGCGATTCCTCCAGTACCTCGTCGAAATAAGGTTCACCCGTGATTTCCCCATCCTCTATGCGCACGTCTTTCATGCACCCGATGATCCTTCCCCGGTAATGCATCCACAGCAATACGGGGTTGCGCAAGTATTGCTCTATGTCTACGCCATCGGTTCTGATCCACGTGCCGTAGCTGTTCAATGTCTCATTGGATATTCTGATACGTTTCATTCCACTCATGTTTTGCAGCGAATTTAGTGCGGAGAGTCCGGAGCGGCAAAAAAGTGTGTAACGGTTGCATGCTATTGCGCAAGCCTTGCAGCATTGTCCGCAACCGTTGCACGCCTTTTTCCGGGTTTGACCAAAACGGCACAATTTTGTACCGGATGATGTTTAACCGTTAATTAAAAGGCATGGCAAAGAATGACACGAAACAGGAATTGGCAAGGGTGCTTTACCTTTCCGGCCTTCCGCAGGAGGATATCCTGCAGAAGGTGGATGTAAGCCGGCAGACGCTCAGCCGGTGGGTGAACACGCTTGGATGGAAGGAAATGAGGGCGGCACGGAGCATCACGCGCCCGCAGCTGGTCAACCGTCTGCTGGAATCCATCAACGCGCTGCTCGACAAGGCTGGCGAACCGGGGAACGAGGACATGCTGTCGGGTATCGGAGACAAGCTGGTGAAGACCGCCACCGCCATCGAGAAGCTGGAGAAGAAATCGAACGTGGTGGACCGTGTGGACACGCTCATCGACTTCGAGCGGTGGCTGGAGGAAAACCGTGGTGGGTACCCCGGAATGACCGGCGAGACGTTCCGTTTAGTGAACCGCCTGCACAATGACTACCTGAACGCTATCTTCTCGCAGAAAGGGGGAAGTTTATGACGGAACAGGAGCGGAAAGCGGCGATGTTGCGGTGGAAGGAACACTGCAGGCGGGTGGAACGGCTTACATCGGGGAATCGCACGGAAAGCGAGGCGGAGCGCAGGCGGAACATAGCCCGCGCCTTGAAGGACTACGCTTATTTCTGCCAAAGGTACCTGCCCCATTATTGCGAGTCCCCGAACGCGAAGTTCCAGAACGATGCCGCCCGTTATGTAATGGAGCATCCCAACATGCGCGCCGTGTTCAAGTGGCCCCGGGGACACGCCAAGTCCGTGCACCTGGATATCGGCATCCCGCTTTGGCTGAAGTTCAACGGGCAGTTGCATGTAATGGTGCTCGTGGGCAAGAGCGAGGACAACGCCGATGCCCTGTTAGGGGACCTGCAGGCGGAACTGCAGTCAAACCAGTATATCACCGCCGATTTCGGCGAACAGTCGGGAAGCGGGATATGGCAGGAAGGGGAATTCGTTACCCGGGACAACTGCGCCTTTTTCTCGCGCGGACGCGGGCAGTCGCCCCGAGGATTGCGTTTCCGCGAGATGCGCCCCGATTATATTGTGGTTGACGATTTGGACGATGACGAAATGTGCCGGAGCGAGGCACGCGTGAGGGAGATGACCAAATGGGTAAAGGAGGCCCTCTTCGGATGTTTCGGCGGCAAGGGAGGCCGTTTTATCATGGTAGGGAACCTCATGAGCCGGAACAGCGTGCTGCAGAAGATCATCGACAGCCCGACTGTCCATACCAGTTCGGTGAATGCTATTGACAAAAACGGGAATCCGTCGTGGCCCGAGCGCTACACGGCGGAATACCTGCGCGGGCTGGAAGAATTCATGGGTTACCGCTCGTTCCAGAAAGAGTACATGAACAACCCCATTACCGAAGGGGCGGTGTTCCGTCAGGAATGGATACGCTGGCGCAGGATGCTCAAGCCGGGATATTATGAACAGATAGTGGCCTATATTGACCCGTCGTGGAAGTCTACCGGAAAGAATGACTATAAGGCCGTGGCGGTGATCGGGCGTCCGCGCCGGGGACTGAAGACGGCATCGCACAGGGAGCTTCACCTGCTCCGGGCTTTCTGCCGCCAGTGCTCAGTGGGCGAGATGGTACGGTGGGTGTACGACTTTTACGAGGATTTGCCGGAGGATGCCGCCGGGAACTTCTACATGGAAGCGAACTTCATGCAGGACACCATTCTTGACGAGTTCCAACGGGAAGGGGACAGCCGTGGGTACCAGCTTCCGTTGATGCCGGACAAACGTAAGAAACCCGACAAGTTCGCCCGTATCGAGGCGGTAAGTCCGTTGTGGGAGCGCGGATATTTCTATTATAACGAGAAGCTGAAAGACGACCCCGACCTGCGGACGGGCATCGAGCAGACCCTTGCTTTCGAACAGGGAAGCCGGGCGCACGACGATTTCCCCGATGCCTGCGAAGGGGCTGTGTACAAATTACAGAAACAGACACGCGAGGAGGCCTTCGTGCCAAGGATAGGCAGAAGGCAGCCTCCTAAAAATACATGGTGATTATGTTCATAACAGAAAATGACTACATACAGGTGTCCGCTGACGCGTTGAAAATACTCCAGCAGGCCACCGAGGAAAACCGTTGGACGGCCGAACGCCGGGCGATGGACCGTATCACAAGCTATCTGGACGGGCGCTATGACATGCGGCGGGCTTTCTCCGCCGAAGGGGAAGGTCGCAATTACGACCTGGTAGGGCTGGTCGCCGATTTCGCGCTTTACTTCATGGTGCTCAGCCTGCCGGGCAGGATGAATTACGAGATACGCAAGGAACAGTTCGAAACCGGGATTTCTTTCCTTGAAAAAGTGCAGTCCGGAAAGGCCGTCATGGATTTGCCGGTATGTGAAGAAGAGGACGGGGAAGGCGGATCTTCCGTAAGTTCCGTACGTTATGGGTCGGAAAAAAGGAACAATTATATCTGGTAACGATTATGGCAAAGAAACCGAGAATAGAATACCTTAACCGGATGCACCCTTCCGAGATGCGCCGGATAAAGGATATGAGCGTCAAGCTTCAGCTGCTGACAGAAGCCCTGACGCGCAAGGACCTGAATGACTGGCGGCGTGCCTGGCAGTGGGCCATCAATGTGGACAGCCCTAACCGCACGCGGCTTTTGAACATCTACACCGATGTGGATGCCGACCTGCACCTGACCGGATGTGTGCAGCAGCGCATGGGGTTCGTTCTTAACAAAAGTTTCCGTATCTGCGATGCGAAAGGGAATGAGAAACCGGAACTGACGGAACTCTTCGAAGTCCCGTGGTTTAAGCGGTTCATGGAACTGTCCCTGCAGAGCATCTTCTACGGGCATTCGCTCATCGAGCTTGGGAAAGTGGCTGAAACGGAAGGAAAACTTTCATACAGTTACGTAAATCTTATTCCTCGTACGCACGTCATCCCAGAATACGGGGTCATCGTCACGCACGAGAACGACACCTGGCAGACCGGCTACGACTACCGGCACAGCGACATGGCGGAGTGGTGCATCGAGGCGGGAGGCACACATGACCTCGGGCTATACCTGAAATGCGCCCAGCAGACCATTCCCAAGAAGAACATGTGCGCCTTCTGGGACATGTTCGGGGAAGTGTTCGGAATGCCCCTGCGCGTGGCGACCACGACCAGCCGTGACCCGAAGGAATACGACCGCATCGAACGGATGCTGCGCGACATGGGTGCCGCCGCTTACGGGCTGTTTCCTGAAGGGACCACCGTAGACCTGAAGGAATCGACCCGTGCCGACGCGTTCAACGTGTACGACAAACGCATCGACCGTTGCAACTCGGAGCTTTCCAAAGGCATCCTTACCGTGACAATGACCATGGAGGACGGGGCGAGCCTCTCGCAAAGCCAGGTGCACCGCCAGATGCTCGAAAACCTGATACAGAAGGATGCCGACTTCATCCGCGACCTCGTGAACTGGCAGCTTATTCCCCGCATGATCCGCCACGGATTCCCGCTGAAGGGATTCCGCTTCTCGTGGGATGAATCGGTGGACTATACCCCCGAACAGCAGGTGGCATACGAACGGATGCTGCTGGAACGTTACGAGGTGGACCCGCAGTATTTCATCGAAAAGTACAATATGCCGCTGGTGAAAGGCAAGGAACGGGAAACGGCACAGCGGGAAAAGCAGAAGCTGGCCAGGCCAAAGGAGGGACACGCTTTTTTCGACTGAGCCCCGGTGACTACACGGGGCTGCACAGACGCTACGCCGAAACGCTGACGCTCGCTGCGGATGAAGATCCGGAAAGTACGGATACAGATTCCTTCAGCCTGGAAGCGGGGTTCACCCTGTTGATGGCGTGGCTGTGGCGGCAACGGGACATGTCTCCCGAAAGCCTCACGGCCGAAGAGGTGCAGCGGTTCATCCGTGCCCATGCCGGTGTGCTGGATCGCGCGGTGGACTCCGCCCTGCGCGAAACGCCACTGGACGACATCAGCGTACAACGGCTCAAGGAATCGAACTACGTATTCTCCGGCATCAAGGTGTTCCACGAGCTGAACGAGGCGTTCCCCTCCCTGTTGGATGAAGAAGGAAGCCCAAAACCTTTTGAACGCTTTTTAAATGACGTTCAAAAGGTGCATGAATCCTATAACGTGGACTACCTGCGCACGGAATACAACTTTGCGCATGCTTCCGCGCTGATGGCGGCACGATGGAAGAAGTTCGAGCGGGACGGCGAACGTTATTTGCTCCAGTACCGCACCATTGGCGATGACCGCGTACGCCGTACCCACCGGATGCTGCACAATATTACCTTGCCGGTAACCAGCCCGTTTTGGGACAAATATTTCCCGCCCAACGGGTGGAACTGCCGCTGCACCGTGGTACAGGTACGCAAAGGGAAACATCCCGTATCCGATGAGCGCGAGGCGATGAACCTCGGCAGCCAGGCCACTGCCGGGAAGTATCAGGAGATGTTCATGTTCAACCCCGGCAAGCGCATGGCGACGTTTCCGGCATACAACGCCTATACCATCCGCAAATGCAATTCATGTCAGTGGCGGCCCGATAAGATGAAGCTGGCGGCGGACATTCCGGACAACGAATTATGTAAGGCGTGCAGGCTACTTCAGGAGATGAAACGGGGGAATGCTGGGAATATCAGGCGTATGGCGAAACCTTTACAGGGAAGGACTATAGTACGTAAAGAACTGCCAGGACCTATTCTTATATCCGGAGCGTCACTGAAGGAATGGACAAACCAGCCCCACAAGCATTATTTTGCCAAGAACAAAATGCTGTTGGAAATAGAAAACATACTTTCAAAAGCTGATTACATCGGAGCGGTCGAATATCATAAAGACGGGGATAACAAGAAGGACGTGAAGCTGTCCCATATATTCGAATGTGAAGTATCAGGAGAAAAAAGCTGGATTATTGTCAGGGAATACAAATGGGGAGAAATAGTGCTCCACAGCATATCCGCCAGCTTTGAGAAAATAGCAAAAGGCATAAAGAAAGAGTAGCAAGGAAGCCCATACATTCCTGAACTACAAATCAGGCGCGGTACTTCAATGCTACCCATTGCAAATATACGGTTTAATATTTAAATATCAAACAAATGAGGCGGTATTTATTTTCTTACACACTCACGCAGTGTCTCCAGCAGGAAACGCACGTTGGTCACGTCATTCACGTTCTGTTCGGTGGAGCACCCCTGGGTGGGGTCAAGGTAGCTCACTGTGGCGGTGAACAGTATATTGTCGAGCGATTCACCCAACTCTTCGGGGCTGACCGTGCTGAACAGCCGCTGCATTTCTTCGAGATTATATTGCTGTGCCATACGTCAGCCCTCCTTTCCGTCAAGTTCGACAACCTGTTTCCCCTTTCCATACGACTTCGCCATCTGGGTGAGGTTTACCATGCAGTTGTTAACACCCTGGCGGGACACCGCCACTTCGTTTCCCTCGATGTTGAGGATTTCAATCAAATTCTTTTTGTCGGTCATGTTAATAAGAATTTATACGGTAAAAACAAAAAAGAAACCCTCCTTAGATGTGACCGACGCTTATTACACGGGCGTAAAAAGCCGCTGGTTCTTTCGTTCCAGCCACCATAGAGGGTATTCTTTTAATATCTTGTCTCAAATAAAGTCAATTAGATTTATTTGCCCAAGAAAGTAAGTAATAAACATCGGTCACCGACAAAAGTACAACAAAAATTCGGATAACCAATGAATGAACCGAAAAAAATAATGGACGATCTGAAAAAACGTGTCAACCGTCTTGTGCGCGAAACCCTGAAAGATGTCAAGGTGGAGGTGGCGGAAGAGTTCGACCGCAATTTCGAACGCGAGGCGTTCTTCAACGAAAAGTGGGCGCGCCGCAAGTACAACGATGACAAGAGTCGGGGGCTTCTGGTGCGTACCGGCAATTTGCGCCGGAGCATACATGCGGAGATTACCGGCAGGGACAGCGTGGTATTCAGTTCGGCGCTGGAGTACGCCCGCATCCACAACGAGGGAGGCACCATTACCGTCACCAGGAAGATGAAGAATTATTTCTGGTGGCGGTACCACACCGTGACCGGAGGGCGTGCCGCCGACGGGTTCAGCAACCGCCTGCAGCGCAGGAAGGACGGAAGCCCGCGGAATAACCGGCACAACCGCACCCTGACCGCCGAAGCCGAATTCTACCGGGCGATGGCGCTCAAGAAGGTGGGGAGCAAGATAACCATTCCTAAACGTCGGTTCATCAGCACCCACCCGCAACTGGAAGACCTGCTGAAAGGGATATTCCTTGAAAACGCGAAAAGAATCTTTGAAGAATGACAACCATAAAACCATAAATATATAGACATATATGAGAAAACTGATTTACCTCAGCCTCATAGACAGACTGAAACGGCTGACAGACGAAGCCGGACAGCCGGCACTGAGGCATTTCGACCTGTGGAACGAGCAGGTGGAGTTCATTGAGCAGGAAGAGCCGTTCGATACCCCGGCGGTGTTTGTCGAGTTCCGCCCCGTAAGGTGGACGACACTGGGCGGGTTGGCACAGCAGGCAGACGTGGACATACGCCTGCACATCGTCACCCGGTGGAAAGGGAGCGCCAAGGACGGAAGCATCTTCCAGACGGACGCATTGGAACGTTTTGATATGTTAGACCGCATAGATAATGCCCTTTTCAACCTGCAGGGAGCCGATGGCGGGACTTCGTTCTGCATGTTCCGCCGCACGGGCAGCAGCACCAACCACAACCATGACGAACTGGTGGAGGACATTGCCGACTACGCCTGCAGAGTGCATGAACAATTGACAATTCATAATGAGTAGTGCGGTACGTTTGCTCAGAACAGTTCCAGCTGCCGGTTCGCATCGGATATCCTGCGGATGACGCGCGGGTCGGCGCTGGCGTTGATGATGTTGTAGAACGTCTTCTCGCAGATGCGGTACTTGGGCCAGATATACCGTCTGAGGATTTCGCGGTTCGACAGCCCGCTGCGTGCGTGTTCGTCATAGATGCGCACGATGTCCTCCACCCGTGAAACATAGCTGAGCCCCACTATCTTTTGTTTTCCATGCTTTGCCATACCCTGATACCTTTTGAAAACCTTATAGTTGCAAAGTTACGGTTTTTCCGTAAATTTTCCGCATTTACAGGTGTTTATCGAAGAAATCCCCCCGCAACTCTCATGGATTGCAGGGGGATTCGTATCGTCTTTTTCTTCTCATAGGCGGAAGCCTTCATCCGGTTCCGGCCGTTTATGTTCGCACAGTCATCCGTTTAAGTCATAAATATCAACTCTCAATACATTGGCAACGTCGCGCATCATGTCCACCGTGTCATTGTTCTCCACATTGAAGCAGATGCCGACCGTCTCCGCGTCCTTCTCCGAACGCTGCACCCGCAGGTCACAGGGGCGGTTCCATCTTATCCACAGGTACATGAACTGGTTGATCATGCTGTAATGGACCGGAACCGCCACCCTGCGGGGCTTGAACAAGTCATCCATTGGCATTTCCCTCCATGAACGGTTCCACGGTGATGCTGGTTTCCCCGTAAATGACCACCCGTCCGGTCCCTCCGCACTGCGTGCAGGTGAAACTCTTCGGGTTGTGCCGGAGGATGTCAAGCCGGTCAAAGGTCACGATTTTGCCGGTACCCTTGCATGCACGGCAGATGCTGATGCGTTTGTGTATGTATCTTTTTTCCGTACCCATAGTCATTCCTCCTTTATTTCCTTAAATATTACGTCCGTGCCGTCAGGGCGGTTTTTCCCTATACACTGGTAATCGTTATAGCATCCGAAAGCATGCTCGAAAAAGTAGCAGCCCTCGCACGAGGCGCCGCCTTCGCTGTTTGACGTTGCAGGCTCCACTCTCAGGGAGGAGCCGCGGAAAGTGAACTTGTCACCTATGTCCAGAACCTTTTCCATAATCACATCGCGGATAAAGATAACGGCAGCTTGGTTTCCACTCCCTTGTCATCCTTGACGGTGACGCTGATGAACTGGCAGGTGGGCACCGGCCGGTACGCCTGCTTGATGATGTTGATGCCGTCGATGAATCCGGCATTCTGGCTCTTCACCGCCAGCCTCTCCAGCTCGAGCACCTTGTTCGCCTTCAGCGCGCCCTTCCGGTCTTTGGCGAGCAGGCCCATCACGGTTTCCACCAGTGCGGCGCTGTTGTCGTCCTTGGCAAGGGTGTTCAGGTATTCCTTCACCTTGGCGATGCCCGCTTCCACGGTGTCGTCCCAGCCTTCGTTCACGCGGTTGCCCAGCGTGATGCTCATCCGCCCGTCCTGCGTGGTGAAAGTGTCGCTCTGGCGGTTCATCTTCGTGCTGAACAGTTCGTTCTTGGTCCGGATGAGGGCGGCGAACTCGCCGAACACTTCCGCCTTCACCCGTTCCATTTCTGCGGAAAGCTCCTGCAGCTTCCTTACGTTGCTATGCACCGCGGCGTCCACCAGTTCCTTGTACGTGTCGCGTTCGTTCTGCACCCGTGCCTTTTCGGCTTTCTCCTCCGCCTCCAGCTGTGCCTTCAGGGCGGCTTTCTGTTCTTTTGTCAGTTGTGTCAAATCCATATTGATATGTTTTAAACGGTTAGTAAATAATGTCCTGTTCATTGTCTTCCATATCCGGAAGCCCGTATTCGGCTTTCATCGCTTCCAGCGCCTGCTGTTCGCAGAAGTCGGCAAGCTCGTGGAGCATCACCGTCTGGTCCATCAGCCCGAAACGGCATATCCGCTCCATAATCTCATTCTGCAAGGTTTCGATAGTCTGTTCCATGGCATTCCTCCTTTTCCTTATTCTCTGCCCGGTGTTCTCTCACGACCTCGCTCCTGTCAAGCTCCCTGCGGCTGTAATACACCCGTTTGCCTTTCAGGTAACCGGTCACCAGCCCACGGTCCGCCCAACGTTTGATGGTGCTCTTGCCGCAGCCTATGTAACGGCACGCTTCCGCCTGGCTGATGAGGTCGGTGGCATCGGTATCGGCTGCAGGTTTGCGGGTCTCCTTGTTGATTTGCGACCGCAGGCCCAGCCGCCGCTCCACCCGCTCCAGCCGTTTCAGCAGTGCGTCGTATTCCTTGCGGCTCAAGGTGATTCCCTCTTCCGCTTCCGGTTCCGTCTCGTCCTCCAGCTCAGGGCAAAGGGCGCTGATGCCTACTTTCCCCGCCAGGAAGCGGGCGGCGTCGCGTGCGGCGTAAAAGGCCGCTTCGTCACGTTCTGTTTCAGGTGTGTCGCGCACGAAATGGCCGAACACCCACTGTTCGTTCCGGCGGCGTTCCAGCACCTCTATCTGCACTTCGCTCAGTCCGTCACCGTTCATTCTCAGGGCTTCGATAGCCCGGTCAATCTCTGATTGTTTTCTCATGATATGAAGTTTTAATGTTGGTTCTCTTTTCTTGCCATCGCCTCCAGCTGGCGTTTCACTTCCCTCAGTTCTGCAAGGGTCATCATCGTGAGCGGCTTGCGGAACCGGGTGCGCGTCCGGCAGAACAGGCTGATTTTCGCCTTGTTCATTTCGAAGTCCTCCGGCGTGTCGCCGGCGAAGCCCTTGTTCAGGCAGCTTATCCGGAAAGACAGGGAATATATCTGCCTGCATACCCTCCGTGCCTCCTCGCGTGCGGCTGCGCTGTCCCTCCCGTTCAATGCGTCCAACAGCCTGTACGCTTCGCCCATCGTGAGCCCCGCCGTGCTGTCTGTCCGCCCTTCGGTAAACCGGCTGATGAACGCGTGGCGTTCTCCGTCGTCATATTCCATGCGCCGGAATACGGCATGCAATGCCTTGATTTGTTGCGGCGTGGCCGGCTTTTCTTTCGTCTCTTTCATGTCCGTATGGTTTTAAATTCTTCACTTAAGTCATTCTTCTCCCCAGTAGGTGCGGGCTTTTTCCGGCACGATGTCATAATGGCCTGTGGGACCGATGAAGCGCCCTTTCGAGAAAGCCCGGAAACCCTCTACATATATCTTCAGCGAGGCGTCATACATCAGGCTCTTGGCGGCACGTCCGTTGGGCAGCTTGCCGTCAGCATGGCTGATGAAGATAAGCAGCTTGCGCCGGTGGCGTTCCTTGAATTCGATGTATTGCCGGTAGTTCATCCCGGTGTACTGGAAGGAGTCTATCACCATGATGTCGGGGCTTTTCTGGCGCTTGAGGCGGACGGAAAGCTCCTCCATGTTTTCGTTGTCGATAAGCAGGAACCGCTTGTTCACCTCCATCATCCCCTCGCGCCTGAACGCGTTCTGCATCGTCAGGCACGCGCCTTCTTCCAGCGAGTCGTATGCCACCTTGCCGAACCGGCAGAGGTACTTGCAGAGCTGCAGGGCGAAAGTGGTCTTCCCGGTGCCGCTGTTCCCCCAGATGATCCACACGCCTCGGCGTTCGGGCCTGCCGAAGGCGTCAAGCCAGGGACCGTCGAAGTCCATCGTCTCATACTTCATGCCCAGCACCTCGCGTACCCCCTTGGCGTTGCGGTCAAAAGTGAGCTTAGCCATTGTCCGCCTCCTTCCGCCTGCGCGCCTCGATCATCCGCCTGCGGGCATGGATGCACCGCTTGAGCCTCCGCAAGTCGTTCTCGCTCCGTCTGGCGTCCGCTATCACCTGGTCTATCTCCGCACGGTCTTCCAGCCCGTTCGCCCGGCAGATGGCAAACACGTCGTCCGCCCCTGTAGGGGACACCTCGAAAAACCTGCGCCCGATGCGGCTGTGTATTTCCTTGTAGCCCTTCTTGTTGTAGCGCAGGCCCGAGTCCAGGCGGCGCTTGATGAAGTCGGTGCTGAGGAACACGATGCCCGCATGGCCCTCCAGACGGTTGTAAATCGAGATGAAATAGGTGAATACCGAGTCGGTCAGCTTGTCGCCCTCGTCGAATATCAGCAGGGGTCCGTTCAGGAAGGCTATCATCGAGATGGCGTTTTCCAGCATGTCGCGCAGGTTGGCGGTGTCGGTGGGCGCGCCCACCTGCTTGGCAATCTCGCGCACGAAGTCCGAACGGCGCATGTCTTCCGAGCAGAGGATGTAGAACACGTTGCGGTGCGTGCGCCGGTACTCGATGGCGGCTGTGGTCTTCCCGCATCCGGCATCGCCCACCACCCACGTCACGTTCTTGTACGACTGCGCGTCGGAGAAGGCGTAGGTGATCTCACGGAACGCACGGCCTTCGTGCAGCTGCCAGTGTTCGAAACTGAAGCCGATCTGGACGGCGATGCGCGTGAACATGTCGTCGCTTATCAGCTCGTACTTGCCGTTGAGCAGCTGGCTCACCGTGGCGGAGCTTACGTTTTGCAGGCTTTCCGCCGCACGGTTGCGGGTCGGGTAGTTGTCGCAGTACGCCGCCAGCGCCGAGCGTACCTGTTCTTTCTGTTCTGTACTTAGTCCTTTCATTGTTTTATCGGTATTTAATCAGTCATTAATTGTCAAAGTTTTCCCGCGCAGTCCAGTTCGTCAAAGGTGAGGCCTGACACCTGCTTTTCATAATCGCCCGGAGAGCCGAACGCCAGCGGGTCGGAAGCCAGCACGGGTTCGGGAGGAAGCTCCGTGCCGGGCACCGGAACCGGCGGGCGGAGCGTGCCTTGCTTCATCTCCTCGCGGTAGGCGTCCAGCTGTTTTTCGCTCACTGCCACCGGACGCGGCAAGCGGAGCCTTGCGTACGCCTCGCCCATCGCCTCCTCGATGAACAGGTCCTCCTGTGCGATGTGCATGGCGGCACGCGTACGACGGTTAAGGTCAAGCTGGCGGAACAGGTGCGCGTTTTCCTCATCGGTGCGTTCCTGCGTGGCGCGGTGGACGGATACTTTCGGCGTGGCGGTGGCGGCGTATTTGGCACCGGTGTCCGTCACAGCCCACAGCTCGATGCGGGTCATGTCCTCGGGGTCGTAGCGGTAGAGGAACCTGCGGCCTATGTTCTGCAGGTGGAAGCCCATGTCCACGTCGCCGCCGTCCGTGTAGACCATATAGCGGTATTCCCGTTTCCCGAGCTCGAAGCAGAACCCTTCCCGGGTGTATTCCACCGGCTTCTGCGAGAAGAGCATGAAGATTTCCCGTGCCTCGTATCCGTCAAGCCGTTGCGCTTTCGGGTTCTCTATCGAGGTGTACATTTCCCTCCGGGTCATTCCCGTGGGGCTGGTGGGGTGCACGCTGTCGTTCCATTCCTCACGGCAGCGGGCGTATTGCCGCTTCAGTTCGTCCAGCGTGGGGAGCGCGTCGATGTTCGCCGTGATGAGGTCGATGTTCGCCCGGCTGGAAAGCTTGCGGGCGGTGACGTTCTGCCCCGTGAAGTTGTAAAGCTTGTGCAGCACCTGCTGCTGGAAACGCCCGAAGACGGACTCGATGGTCTTCGACTGCCCGTTGTGGGGCATCGTGGTCTTGTGCAGATGGCATATCTTGCGGAAGAATCCCTGCGACTCCAGCCGCTTGTGCCCGCCCTGGTTGTCGGTCACTATCTCGTAGGGCTTCACCTTCCACTGCGTGAGTGCCATGCGGTAGGCCTGGTACTGCGTGTAGAAGTTCTCCCCGTCGCCGATGTAATAGCCCAGGAACATCTCCGAGCAGGCGTCCATCACCTCGTACACGTCGGTGGTGCGCGCCGTCCAGCGTTTCTGCCGTTCGTCATACGCCTTGTAATACAGGTTGAGCTTCGTGCCGTCCGAGTACCACAGCGAGTCGGGCATCGAGGGCAGCACGGTGTCGAAAGTCGGCATATAGCGGTTCTTGAACTCCCGCTCGCCGTGTACCGCAGCGTACCACCACACCATGATTTCGGGCGCATACAGGTAGTTGTGTACCGTGGTGAGGCTTTTGATGGCCTTCAGGCCGCGGAGCCTTGCCTGGCGGTTGTACTCCTCGAAGATCTGCGCGTCGGTGTATTGCGGGAACTTGCTCCGCTTCAGCTTCAGCAGAAGCGCGCCCTCCTGCCTGCCGATGCGCCGTGCCGAACTGTTGCCGGTGTTGGCGTTCACCAGCACCGCGTATCCCTCCCGCTTGTAGGCGTTGAATTTCTCGCGCAGCCTCGCCGCGTTCTTCGGAAGCGTGTGCCCGGTGGCCTCCCTCAGCTTCTCGCAGGTCAGCAGCACGCTGTTCCACGTCTCCGCACGCCGGGCGAACCCGCCTTTCCGGTGCTCGGCTTCGCGTTGCTTCTCCACCCGCGCCATCTCGTTCATCACCTGGGCGTTCAGGATGTATTCCAGCTGTCTTTCGGTGCTGATTTCGGGGCGGTATTCCTTGAAGAACCTCACCGCTTCGGCGTCGAAGCGTATCCGCGTGCTGATGTATCGTTCGTGTTCCCTGCGTTCCATTTCCTTCCTCGCTTCCTTGTAGCGTTCGTCGTAGGCTGCACGGAGCCCGTCGGGCATCGACTTGTATGCCACCAGGGCTTCGCGGCCGTTGCCGCCGCGCTGCATCACGATCAGTCTGCCTTCACGGATGTACTTCTTATAGGTCGGCTGGCTAATAAGCCCCCCGCCTACAAGCTCCGCAAAGCTGACGCATAACGTGTTTCCGTACATTTCCATAATATCGTTGTTTCTTTTAGATTCGTGCGCCTCCGGGAATCGGACCCGGCTGCCAGCCATCCTGCAGGCGCTCCCTGTGCCGTCACTTCCGCGCCTCCTTGTCCATCCGTATAGCTACGGGCACGGCGAGGGCGCAAAGAGTGATGGTGATTATCAGGTCCGCTCCGGCGGGGGTGAAGCAGTTCGCCACAGCTGCCGCCAGAAGCCCGAGGAGTATGTATAGTGTTTTCATATTCTTCATTCTTAATTATTAACTCTTCATTTTTCCGTCCCTATCCGTCGCGGACCGGAACGGTTTTGCTACATTTGTAGCGGCTAACTCAAACTTTATTTTGATTATGAATACTGTATATGTTTATGAATCTTTTTACTCTGTCGTAATTGAGTCTAACAGGCATGATACTTGTCTTAATGAATTCAACCGGATTAAATCGCTTGCAAAAGCTTTTAATGCTTCTATTGTCAAGGAGGCCAAATCTGCAAGAAAGGGTGATGTACTTTCTCGAAATATCATGATCAAGTTTAAAGCCTATTCTCATGAAACTATTATTTTCAGAGAGGCATTGGACATTATAATCAGCAGTATCAACATCTGGAATCCCAGATTGAAAGCATATATCTATGACAGTTCAGTGGAGAGGACAGATGCATCTTTCGGCGTCGCTGACTAAATTCCACATCTCCTCTATGCTATTGTCACATAATGTAACCAAATCCGGGTGCTCTTTATGGCATTCGGATTTGGCTGTTTGTGCGTGTGCTATCATCTCGTCCAATATCCTCTCCAACTTTTTATAATCAATCTTATGCTCTTTCATGGCTCATTCCTCCCATTCAATACAGAGTTGCTCGTACAGCGGTTTATCTTCTTCGTATTCCACACCGTCTTTGCGGTTGAGTTTCGCCATCTTCGTGATGGCTTCTGCTATACGGCGGCTTACCGTAGTGCCCGCCCATACCTTCATCACGTGCGCCAGCGTCACTTCGGCGGCTTTCGCCACAATCTCCAGCTCGTGGCGGCGGATGTAGGGGGTGAGGCTTTCCTTCCACTCCTTGAAGTAGGGGCGGAACTTCGGCAAGGGCAGGCGTTTGCGCTCTTCCTGCTGTCCGACCGTGTAGCTGCCTGTGCGGCGGATGCTGGGGAGAACATCCGAAGCGACCCAGTTGACGAACCGGTCGGCTTCCGGCTTGTTGCTGCGGAACGCCAGCTTGTACAGCCCGGCTTCGTTAACCACTGTCAATGTTTGCGACCCTCCTCCACGGTCACCGGAAGAAGGGGTGAGGAAACTCCTCATCCCTTTCCACTCGTTAGGGATGTTGGCTAAAGTCTTTCCGTTCCAAGTAATGTCCAAGGCAAAAGCCACATCTTTCGCCACGAACCACGGTTCGCCGCCAATTACTTCTGTCCGGATACTTACGTTCTCGCTCTCGTTGTAAAACACTTGCAGGTTCGCAGCCTGCTGATGGGTTGATTCTTTCATACCTATACCTTGTTTTAAATGGTTTTCAAATGGGGTTTAAATCATTAGTCAGATTGAGATGGTTGGTTATCCGTACCAAGCCCTTCCTTCATTGTTTTCGCTCCCTGCAGCACGCCGCCCATTTCGAGGGCAGCCTTGCGGATCATGTTCGCCGTGTTGCTCCGTGTGCGGAACTTCAAGGCTTCTTTTACGGTTATCACACTCACGCCGAACTTTTCGGCAAGTTTACGGCGACCGCCGTATTGCATCAGTATTTCTGCCATATCACTATTGTTTTTAATTGATTATTTAATCCAGTTCTATATCAATTACATCCAAGAGGTTATCGGTACGCATACTATTGATTACGAGCATGGCTCTTTTGATACCGTTGTCCTTTATCCATTGCCGTGCCTTGTTGATGGCTGCCTGCTTGCTGCTGCCATCCGGAATCGCCGCACCCAAATCCTGATGTCTCTCATCTTCCAATTCAAACCAATATCTTTTCATATCCATTGTTTTTTTAAAGTTATTAATTATCTTTGTCCGTATCTTTTAGTTTTAAATGATGCTGCAAATATATAGACTATTGTCTATTTAAACAAATAATTTATCGACAATTTTCTGTTAAAAATGAAAGCGATTGAAAGATTATACGAATATTTGGATTATAAAAAGCTGAAACCTACTGCATTAGAAAAAGAAATAGGTTTATCCAATGGTTATATTAGCGTTCAGAAGAAACGAAATGCTGATATGGGTGAAGGCGCATTGAATAAAATAATAGACTATTGTCGAGATATTAATCCACTTTGGCTTCTCACCGGCGAAGGCAATATGCTTCGTGCGGACAAGGGCGAAAAAAAGAAAGAAGGGGATATACCGGTAGCCCGTCCGGCTTCATCGCCCATGGAAGGCATCCCCTTGATTCCGGTCAGCGCGATGGCTGGGGTCTTTGCAGGCGAACAGACCGTGCTGGAGTACGAGTGCGAACGCTTTGTCATCCCTACGTTCAAGGGAGCGGAATTCCTCATCAGCGTGAAGGGCAGCAGCATGTATCCCAAGTATAACAGCGGCGACATCGTGGCATGCAAGCGCCTGCCGATGAGCGACATCTTCTTCCAGTGGAACAAGGTGTATGTGCTCGACACGGATCAAGGCCCGCTTATCAAACGCATAAAGCCCGGATCGGACAAGGAACACGTCCTCATCGTGTCGGACAACGAGCGGTACGAGCCTTTCGAGCTGCCGCTGGACAGAATCCACCACGTGGCACTGGTCATCGGAGTGATACGGCTGGAGTAACCGCTTTAAACCATATTTAAAAACTGATTTATATGAATAGTATGGAAATAGAATTATCTGATATATTGTCAATTGCTGCCATTATCGGTAGCATATACACCTATTTTAGAACCAAAAAGAAAATTGACAAGCAACAACTGGCTATTAATGAATATACGATAGAGAAAAACAAGAAAGAGAAGCAAGAATCATTACGTGCTAATTTAAGAGCATTTCGTGATAAAGGACAGAACCGTCTGGTAATACAGAATATTGGCCAGAATACAGCGAGGAACATCCGCATTGAATATAACAACCTTAATCAGGAAAATGGCTTTTTTGTTTTTGATTATGGGAAATTCCCATATCCCATACTAAATCCGGCAGATGATATAAAAATACAATGCCAGCTTTGCGCACAAGTCAAAAGCATTCCTATCATTACATTAATATGGGATGATGAGAGTGGGAACAACCAAAAGAAAGAGCAACCTATTGACTTAAATTAGCCAGTTTTTCAGCCATTTCTTTATTTTCTTTTTTCAGTTCGACAATACCCGTATAAATGGCTTTCAACACCTCAGAATGAGGCTCTGGGCAGAATGGATTAATTTGCAGATCTGTATTCAGCAAGACCAAAATCGTCCCCATCGCATCCCGAAGTCTGGCTACTTCCAAATGTTCATCTAAAATGGTTTTAATAATATTTCCCATACTTCTGAAAATTAAGCTCCCGGACTTTCACCGGGAGCGTTTCCTGACTAATACCTAATGAAAACCACTAAAGCACCTGTCGCGGCTGGCAGGGCAGATGCTTTAAAACAAAACAAGGATTGGAGCAGAAAGCGGATTCGAACCGCTAACAATTCCGCCGGATTCGCACGGCGGAGCGGACTACCCATTGTCCTATTCTGCCACATTTGCGCCACACACACGCTTTTTCGACGCTAATATACAGCTATTTCGCAAATTACGCACTATATATCAATGGTTTACACAGGAATTACACCGACAAACATAGCGGAAAACATAATACTATCCCCCTCTAAATAACGGTAAACCGCATCCAAAACGCCACTTTAAAAGCAATCTCACACTATCCACACACGTTAAATCCGTTTAAAAAGGTATCCCCAACTTTTTATTTTAAGCGCATTTTCAGGAATCAGGGGTATCCCCAACTGGTATCCCCAAAGGTATCCCCAACTATGTTTTTAACATTTCAGGAGCATAAAGAAACATCCGGCAAAACAGCCCCCTAAAACATCACTTAAACAGACTTCTAAACAAAAAGAAATCCCTCAGAACAGCCGTAAATTCGCGTTTACAGCCTATTCTGAGGGCTTTTAAGGCATATTTCAACCCCAATGTAAAGAGAATGTATCAAAAGCCGGATTTAGAGCGTTTAGATGTAACGCCAATGTAAAGCAATGTCACATTTTGTTTTATATTCCCCATTTAATCAATTACATCATAAATCGCTGATAATAAAAGAATAACGATTGTTTTATCGCCGTCCGTTTATACACAAATCGTTCTGTGCCCCTTACACATAGTTTCGTATCTAAATGGAAAAAGAATAAAATGATGAAGAATTTAATTTGTAAAATCGGGCTGCTGTGTGCAGTGTTATTGGGAATCATAGATACGAGCTTTGCTCAATCTTTTTCTGTGCAACGTGTAGGTGATGGGAAACAAGCCATTATTCTGATTCCAGGTTTCGCGTGTTCTGGTGAAGTATGGGAACAGACGGTTGATAGCTTACAAAACAATTACAGTTGTTACATTCTAACGATGCCTGGATTTGCAGGTATTCCTCCCGAAAAGAATCCGTCCTTTGATAGTTGGGCAAAACAGATTATTGGGTTCATTCAAAAAGAAAATATAAAAAATCCTATACTCATAGGTCATAGTATGGGCGGTGGCTTAGCTCTTTATATAGCATCAAGCCAGCCAAATTTAGTCAAAGGCATTGTCGTTGTAGATGCACTTCCTTGTTTGGCGGCTCTTTATAATCCCGATTTTCAGAGTAAAAAGATTGCTCCCGAAGAGTTCAACGAGTTTGAATCTCAAATGCGCAAGATAGATGAGGGGCAATTTTACAGGCAAGCCTATATCAGCGCAACATCGCTTACGAGCGATTCGCTTCGGTATGACAATCTCGTCAAATGGAGCTTGTCATCTGACAGAACGACTTATGCCCATATGTATTATGAGTATTCCAACATAGATTTAAGACCCATTATACCAAACATTTCCGTTTCAACATTAGTTTTGTTGGAGTATCCTTTTAAGAAAATAGCTCCTATGATTGAGCAACAGTTTGGCAATCTGCCGAACATCCGGTTGGAATACGCGAATAAAGGATTGCATTTCATTATGTTTGATGACTGGGAATGGTATATACAACAGATTATGGACTTTTTAAATGACAGACCGTGA